ACGGTGGAATCCCCCTGCAAAAAAAACTCGGTCACTGATTTATTTCCGCGAGAGTAATTGCATTTGCGACAGCTTGCCACAAGATTCTCGGGATCATCAAGCCCACCTTTGCTCACTGGCACGATGTGGTCAACAGTATCGGCGTATTTGTAACACCAAGCACAGACCCAGTCATCGCGTTCAAGTATTCGAAGCCTCAGCTTCTTCCATATTGCGCTATTGGCTTTACGCTGTGAGTGCATAGTCATCAATACCACCCCGCTCCACTTGTAAGCTTACGCGTCTCCCACGCTTTCAAAGCTTTGCATGGAGTCGAGTAACGGTGTTTGATATAGCGAAGTCCCCAGTCAATTTGGTCAAAACCATTTAGATTCTTAACCTTTAAGTTTCGGATTTGTGGAATTCCATAATGCGATCCATTACGAGCTTTGGGTCTCCAGTTTGATTCGTATGTCCAGAGGATAGATAAGCAAATGAATTGAGATTCATTGAGAAGTCTGGAATGTGCATAGAGCTTATATATTTCAATCTCTTTCGAAGGCGTAGCCGCAATGACCTGAGTCGGCTGTAACAAAGTTACACATAGCACGCCCATTAGCACCAAACGCCCGCGCGAGCTATCCGCCTCAGCGGCTCGCTTCGAGCGAGTGGAGCGTAGCGACCATGTCAAATGATTGTCAAGATTGAGCGTGCGCTTGAGCGTGTCCCACAGGGTGTTAATTAAATGTGGATAAGTCAATCCATCACCAAACCTTCGTTTTTGTGTTTAGTGTAATGTCGTAATTTTGCTTTATTCAATTGCAATTCGGTGTCTGACTCAATCCAAATCCCACAAGCACACAGCCATTTGTATTTAGTCATTTAGATCCACCCCACCCAGTGCCCTTGAATGTGACCAGCGGAATTGTCCAGATCCGGCTCATTTCCTGATGGCAACACAATGGCGCGTCGATTCCGTTATTGATGGGACTCTCAATGGTTGCAGTCCAGCCACATTCATCACATTCGAATTCATAACTTGCCATTTAGCACCCTCTCGTGAACCTCTTTGAGAAGCTGTGCGTCAGCGTCAGCTTTTTCAGCTTTGGTCATGATCCGATTTTCTAGCATTTCAATTCCTATGACTCCACAGCCCATGCACTCAACACAGACAATGCCCACAGGTAATCGGTCGTTAAAGTCCCCGATTAGCTTGTGCGGTTGTGTGCCCTTACAAATGCGGCACTTGAATCTAAGACTTTGCATAAGGGCTCTCCAATAGATTTTCGATGGGTTGGAGTGAGTCTTGTGTGACCCACCATGAATTTGTCCGGTCTTGTCTGTAACGTGGTTTTTTAGCCACTGCAACGGGTATCCAGCCCGCTATCCGGTAATTTGGGGACTTGCCCACAACGAGCACAGCAATGTCTTCTACGCGATCCAAATCGCTGACGATTAAATGACCCAGATTCCATCGAGTCCACTTGACTTCGATGTTTGTGCCTACGTCTGCGACTGTTTTGTAATTTGTATTTGCGAGATTTTCAATCGGAGTCCCGAAGTGTTTTGCCACTGCAATTTCAGCTCCAATGGCTTCAGACTGTTGCAAGACAAATTCTGGAAAAGACATTCTTTCCTTGTCGTGTTGATAGTTTCGTTTTTCTGTAATTCCTAAGAATTGCGGCATATAGCGAATCGCTCTGATGAGTCCGATTTCAGCTTGTTTGATTACTTCGCTCTGGTCGAGATCTATGTAACTCATTTGCCCAAACACCCGGCGCAAGTAGCCATGAGATCATCAATGATTGCTCCGTCAGTGGGCTGTGGCTTTTGGCATGTATCGCACCCAAACCATTTGCCTTCTAGTGGCAGTCCCGGAGCTCCACTCAATCTCTTATAAGTCCCATCCGCGTAAAAGATCATCGCTTCACCCATTTGGCAACCACACCCCTTCGCTTAATGAAAAGTGATACCAAATTGTGTCGCATTGCTGTTGCTTTGTAATGGCTGTGCATTTGTAGCCGAAATAGTCTTTTCCGGTTTTGTTTGATGTCCCTTTGAGTTCGACCATAGTGCCATGCTTACAGCTAGGCGGTGCGTCTTGTAATTTGCCCCCAAGCTTTTGCTCAATCTCGGCAATTGCGTCAGCCGCCTTTGGGACTCCCACCCATTCGTCCCATTTGTTGTCTTCAGCTTTAATCTCTGCGACTTCAGTAACCCGTTGCATGTCTTGAACCGTTGCGCGATTTACTTCGCTCGGTGTTAGTAAACCAATGACTCTTCCGTAAACCGAAGTCGTGCAATTTTCTACCCAGTTCAATTGATTGACTCCGCGATCTGTTCGGATCTCGAAAGCGTAATCGACCGCCGCTGGGACGGTCTCAGTGTCGTCTCGGTAAGCTTCGGCTCTCATCAAAATGAAGCCCTTGACCACGTCGATGTCTTCGATGTAAGCGACTAATCGACCAGACGGGAATTCGGATCTAAAGCGTTTTATCCTAGAATTCACATCTTCATAATTTGTTAAATCGAAGCTCATTTGCGACCAGCCCCAATCTGCATGCCCACCGAGCGTCCGCGGTGATAACCCTCGGATCTACCCTCTCGAAAACCTTTTGAGTAAGCGGCAAGACTGGCAAGTGTGACAATTCCGGCAAGTAGAAGAAGCTCCCACAGCCCTGAGATGATTTGCATTTCGTTCATTTTTGCTCCCGTTTCAGAGAGCGTCATTCGCGCTCCCTAGTTACAGGGTGAGCCATAAGGTTGCGACTGTCAAGAATCCCGCTCGGTTTTGGGCGTGTCTTGCACGATTTTCTTGTCCTTGTCCTTCAGCCCATTGCTTGCCAATACTCCACCCAAAGAGCCCGTCAAGAAGATTGCAAGGGTTTTAAGTAGATCAATAAATGCGGCGTCGTTTGGAGCTTGTGCCGCCACTGGCTGAGTCACAAAAATCAAAGCATAGACAATGCCTAGGGTCACAATAAGGAAAACCACTGACAATGTGATCCCAATGAACAAAATCAATCTGGCTTTGATTTCCTCGGGCGAATACCTTTGGCGCATTTTTACTCCCTCGGCTTTGGTTTGATTATGTCGCCGAGTAGATCCTCGGTGCAGACCCCAGCCACTTCACACTCTGGCTTTTGGCACTCTGCCTTCTCCCAATTTTCAAAGTCTTGACATGGATAGCGTGTGTAGCCGTCATAGCGTTCACATGCTGAAAGAGCTAGCACCGAAGACAGTGCCAGCCCTAACAGGATAAATCTTTGGATCAATTACTTACTTACGCCGAAAGCTGAATCCTTTGGATTAAGCCAGCGAAGAATTACGGGCAAAACTGCCGCAAGACCAGCTGACGCGATTGCTTTTGGATCTGTGTTGCCTGTGGCATAGACAGCTATCGCCGCCGCCAAAAATGAGCGAGCCCATGAAGCCGCCATTGCTTTGAAGTTTGTCATTTTTTAGTCTTCTCCTTTTTTTTCGGGGTTTGTAGCTTTGGTAGGTCTCCCGAAAACTCGACAAAGTCTGGACGCCCAAAGCTGACGAATAACGAAATGTGACGATCCTTGACCATCACCATGCCGCCATTTGCCTGGCTCTTGTCCGAAGTGTTGCCTTCGATTGTCTTAACTGTGTCTTTGTTGACTTCAATAACTCTTGCCACATGTTCCGGCTTTTTGCCGCCACTGAAATTCATAAAACCCAAATCTCCGACTTTCGGAGTTTTGTGCAGTTTGTTCATTTCCTTATACGCAAGCTCTCCACCGGGTGTCCAAACGGTGTTAATGACTTTAACCCCAGCTTGCTTCTCGCACCAATTCTGGAAAGAACCGCACCACGGTTTTCCATCAGCTCTGAAAGCTTTGCCATATTTGGTGATGTTGTCCGGTGTCTCAACATAGCCAATCTCCGCGATCATTACTTCGAGAAGTTTGGCAAGTGACCCTTTTGGATTTTCCATTTACATTTACTCCGCAATCGTTTGATCTACTGGAATCCATATTGGTGAGACCCATTGGGGATATTCTTCCCTGATCACAAGAGTCAAACCTTCGGTCTCATCTTCAACATTTGCAATTACTCTCGGGTCATCTGGATTGATGAGAGCCGAAGTAAATTCAGTAATTGGATGAGTCAAATCGATTTCATCTGTCAATTCATTTTTGCCGTAAAGAGGATAATTGAGTTTAATTTTAATCTCATCATGCCAGACATTAAATGTTTCCATGTTATTAAATATCGCGTAGCTCATTAAATTGCCCACTTTGCGGTCAAATAGTCGATGACCAATGTAGTGTCTCCTGCGCTTAACACGGAGTTATACCAAAGCGTCTCATAAAAATCGAAATTGCCGCCACCCAGTCCAAGAGTATTAACCTGTGAGCCTGAGACGATGTTTAATGCTGGGCTGTTGCCGCCTGATTGATTATCAGTGCTTACCCCGCCGATATAAGAAGATTGTTCCCTTGAACTTCCACCTTGTTTAACCATTTGGATCACCGGTGTGCCTGTGTATCCAGTGCTCGAAGTAAGTGGATTGCCGCCTGATCCTGTTTCGTAATAATTATTGCCGCCGCCTGTGTAATAAGTCAACGGCATTTGACCAAGATTTGCCACGTTAGCACCAAACCCGGCTTTCCAATCAGCTCCGCTTGTATGTTTTGCCGCGACAAAAATTGTGATTGCGCTCGATCCGACCATTGGCGAATTTGCGCTATTGCCTATGTTAGAAGCCGCAAACCTTAATGCAGTTCGGGCGTTTTGAGCACTGGCAACAATTGTCGGTTGAGATGCTGAAGTTGCTTGAGACAAAGTAAAACCAGTCGGACCTTTGTTTGTAATTGCTGAACACTTACCACTTGAGACGGTAATTGTGGAAGCATCATCAGCGTCATACCACATGACTAAATTTGTCATTGGTGGTTCAAGAGTTTTTCTTGAAGAGGCAATAATTCCTAAAATTGGACTCATTATGACAGGTCGCCGACAATCGTAAAAGTGTTGCTTGCGGTGCAAATAATTGTGCAAGCCGAATAGCGAGCGCGAAGTTTTGGAGCAGATGCACTAGCTCCTGTTGAAGTAATTGTTACCCCAGCACCTTGAGCAAATGTGGTCAACCCGACGCCAATTGATTGCACGTTGATTTGATTGCCAGCTGAAAAAACTGACGGTGGCACTGTGACGGTAATTGCTGAAGCGTTTGAGGTCGTAACCAATTTTCCGAGATCACTTGCAACTAAAGTGTAAGTAGTCCCGGTTTGGGCATTAAATGACAAAGTGGTGTCGTCTTGTTCAGTCCATACAAAATCCAAATCTGTCCCAGAATTCTTTGCCAAGACTTGCCCAGTCGTGCCGCCCTTCAAATCAACAAAAGAGGCATCGACCCCGTTGAGAGAAGTGCGAATTGCCGCCGCTCCATCTTTGACTAAATCTGTGTCGTCTGGTGTCTCCCACCCGAAGTTTGTTGTCGTTGCCATGTCTTCTCCTTTATGCGACCACAGTCGCGTTCAACCAGTCAAGTGTAGGGCTTAGAGTGTTCCATTGTTCGGATATTGGCACGTCGTCCCATGTGAACGCCTGAAGGCTGAAAGCTATCGGCGAGAGGTTTAGTGTCAATGATAAATTGCTTACGCTTGCGTTAAAAGTCCAGCCTTCGACAAATCCTTGAAATTCTCCGTCGTTCATATTATTGGGCAGTCCGGTAATGTTTAGAGGTAAGCCCATGAATACAGCCAAAAGTGTGTCCCGATCTCCATCGGTAATGTTTGGATTTCCTAAAGCAAATGAAATTGAGTCAAACATTGCTCGAGGATTAGCTCTAAGACTGAGATAAAAATCTGCTTGCGATTCGGCATCGACTCCATTATGCAAAGTCGTTTGGATTGATTGGGCGAGTTTTCCATAGGTAGCAATCGAAGCTAGATCCTCGGCTTGTGCTGTGCCAGCTCGCCATTTAATTGCAATTGAATTTCTGACGTCTCCGGCTCGGGTTGAAGTCCTTAAACCATAAGCAAGAGCGTCCGTCGCTGTGACATCCAAATACCCATAAGTCGCAAGGTAAACACTGCGATGAGTGCTTTCGTTATAATTGATTCGCCCAGCTGAGTCTTCGGATAAATAGCCAAGCCCTGAATTTGCCAAAGAAGCGACCAGCGAATAAATGTCAGTAATGTTTGATGTTCGAGCTTGTAATTCATAATTCCCGTTGTCAATCTCACCAAGTCCATTGTTTTCGGCATTTGACCAAATAGTTGTCGGATCGTAAGTGTTCCATTGAAGTGCCGCTGGGACTGCGTTCCAATTGTCAAACAAGATTTGACTTAAAATTTCTTTAATTTGAACGCCCTCAAGATCCTTTGAAAGCACGCCTTCGGTCAATGCTTTTGGCAGTCTTGAAAGAGCTCCGAGAGCTGTAAGGTTTACAGTTTGAGCGATTCCGTTTGTGCCCGATGAGCTGACTTCCACAATGATGTCAGTGATTGATCCACCAAAAATCGGCACATAAGTCCCGACAGAATTTTGGACTTCAATTGTTATTCCCTCATTTATTGCGGCGGTTATTGCTGACTCATTTAAGTTGATCAAAGTAATATTGCAATAACCCGCAACAGGTTGCGAATAAATATCGGTGCGCCCAGAGGTAATCGTCAAATCTGCCAAAGTTACATTTTGAAATTCGACGGCGTTAATTTTTACCCGCCACACCGGAGTCCAAATACTCACTAGAAGGTCAGAGCTCCCGCACCCAAAGCCCCACGAGCTTGTGATCTATTGAGCACCTGAATAATTTGACGAGCTGTGCCTTCCGGATCAATTGCCCCATTGACGGTGAGGTTAATGGTCGTGCCAGCTCCACCCATACCGTTTGGAATGATTGTCCCGTTTGACTTAGGCACAAATAGCTCAGCCCCGCGCTCTCCGACCACATAAGGCGTCCCGCCTGTTACAGCCCCACCATTGGCTCTAAAGCCACCAAATGCAGAATTGACCAAATTGCTAATACCCTTCACAGCTGCATTATTTTGCACCAAATTGATGAGATTGCGAATTGAAGTAATCACGCCATCTATGAACCCGACAAGCTTTGCAAATCCTGTGATAAGCCCGGATAGAAGAGTGCCCACAATTTTCAAAGCCGCGCCCAAAACTTCGCCAATAACAGGCGCAAGAACTTCGGCAACAAATGAAGCAAAAGCTTTGAAAGCGTCGAAAAGAGGTTTGAGGTTTTTTTCATTGTCTTTAATTGCCTTTGCAATCTTTCCAAACGCTGAAAACAGTCCTTCAAGAATTGGCTGAAATACGTTGACAATCCCGGGAATCACAATCTCGGTGATAAACGACCACCATGATTGGAAGATCGGAATCAAAACCTCTTCGAAAAATGTGGCGATGTTCGCAAATGCCGGAGCAAGTTTTGCGCCAATATCATCAGCAAGCAATGAGACCGCTGGAATTACCTTGTTCACGATTCCGCTGACGAGCGGAGTAATAGCGTCAAGCACAAATGATCCGACTGTCTCTTTACCCTCAGAAAATGCCACATTGAGTCTCTGCATTTTGCCCGCAAATGTGTCGGCTTGCTTCGAAGCTTGACCTTCAAAAGTCTTTGAAAGTGCGACGGTTACTTCATCAAATGACATGGTTTTGAGCTCTGCCGCTGAGATACCAATTCCCAATTTGCCGAGAGCTGTTGCGTTGCCTTCATAAGCTTTGCCCAAAGCATTTGAGACAGTCTCCAGAGATTTGCCCGAGCCCGCGGCGATGTCCACTGCTAAGGATTGAAGTCTTTGAGCTTCTTCGACGTCTTTTGTAGATCGCACAAGTCTTTCAAGCGATGGTCTTAATTCATCATCAGTCAAGCCAGTTAAAAGCGACGTTTTTGTTATTTGCTTCTCAACAGCCGCAATCTGGGCATTTGTCGCGCCCGTTGTGTTTTGCAATGACGCCGCAAGTTTGACTTGTGCCTTTTCATCTTCAATTGCCGCTTTTACGCCATCGACCAAAAGCTTTCCAGCGTAAGCCGCCGCCGCCGCTCCGGCAATAGCAAATGCCGCTCCGGCTTTTTTGCCAAAGTCTGCAACCTTAGATCCAAAGCTTTCGACTTCATTTGTTGCGCCTTTGACTCCGCGCTTTAGTTCATCAAAATCAGCGTCGAAGGTAATCTTGACCTTTGGAATTCCAGCCATTACGCCACGCCCCCTCTTTTAGCGACTTCCTGAATCATCTCGGCATATTCCTTTGCGACGATTGGCACATAAAACTCAACGGCTGGAGCAATCCAATATCCACGAGGATTTGCCCGCACTTTGAATCTGTCTGTGTATTTGCGACCGAGTGAGTCAATGCCGGGGTGCGATCCATATTCAGTGCCCCAAAGCAATGCGCCCGCTGGGGCTGAGGTTTGTTTTGTCTTTTGTCCTTTTGAATTCTTTTGCCCGCCATATTTTCGACCGACTTTTACACTGCCACCAATGTCAACACGGATCAATCGGTCACGTGGTGTCTTGATTGCTTTCGATGTAGCGAGAAGCTTTGTGGCTGGAGCTGGAGCGGCATTTGCACTCATCATCAATTGACCCGCAAGCCGTTGTGAGAGAGGCTGAGCTCTCGTGCGGACTTCATCTTGCGTCTCTTTATCCAGTGATCGCAAAACGCCCAGCAAGTCTTTGAGTTGACGTGGATCGACTTCGATTGCATAAACGCCTTGTTTAGCCGCCGCCATTTCGTCTCTCCAAAATCTCCAGTGTGGTCATAATGTCTTCAGCTGTCTGCCATTCACTCTTCGGGAGACCCGTCGCGATGGCGAGCTCCCAAAGTAAACGATTTACGCTTCCAGCTGTGAAGCTTTTGGGTCTTGACTCTCCGTTGATATGTCAGCGACGGTCTCGATCCAAGCTTCATAAGGTTTGACTGGCTTGCCAGCCGCTTCGCGCTTCATGGCGTTATAAGCCAAGAAAAGCAAATCGCTAACCCCAATCTTGTCTTGCGCTTGCTGAATTGTGTTGCCTGTCTTTGTCTCCCATTTTGCCCACTCGGGTGGAGCGGCGATGTATGTCGCCGACTCCCCTGAGCTGTATTCGATAGTGATTGCAACCTTCATGCTCCCGTTTTCCTTATCTCTTAGCTGAATGTTTCGGTTGGTGTTCCCACGACTGTGAAGCTCATGCTAACAGTCTGAGCGTCTGGGCTTGTGCCGCCCACGCTCGGAAAGATTGGCAAAACATTGAAAGCAAATGTCGCGCCTGTGACTGCAACCATTGAGACTGCAAGTGTTGTGTTTGGTGCTGATTCTGCCGCCGCCCAAAGAGCTTCACAGAGAGAATCTGTTGCGCCCCAGTCTGCAAGCATTTCAAGATCGAAAGTCCATTGCTTATCGATTGATTTATAAGCTTTCGAAAATAAAGTGTTATAGGTTTCGATAGTTACGTCTCCGGAAAGTGTCGCCGCTGTGGCTTGCTCTCCGTAGCTTTTGGTCGCGATCGTCAAGGTGATGTCGCGTCCGGTTATGACGGTCGTTGCCATTTTTGCTCCTATGTTTGTGTGTAGTAGGTCGAGACTTCGATCTCGCTGGCAAGGACAACAGCCCCGCTTGCAAGTTCGACTGGAATCGGATTTGAGACCGATCCAAGAATGTAGCCTGAAGGCAATGCAGTCAGCACGTTGATTGCTAATTGCTCCAGATTGTCAAGAGCTGATGGGTTGTCGTAATTTGCAACGCCAAGAGTGATGACCAGATTAACTTTGACTTTTGTAGCGGACTTAGTAATTAAAACAGTTTCCAAATATGGAGCGGCTGGCACAATGACCGCAAATGGCACTTGTGGAGCGGCTGGGACGGCGTCATAACAATTCGCGGCGACTGAGCTGATTGCAGTCTTCAAAGCACCGCGCACATTTGTGGCGATAGATGATGGCATTACATTGCCATCGCTTCGGTGTCAAGCAATTCGCCCAAGAGCCCTGAACATCTGTTTAATAATGATCTACCCATTTTGAACGGTGACGGGGCAAAATCCTGTCCCTCGATTTGCCCACCCGCCGCCGTCCGCGACTGGAAAACTTCTATCGATACAACGTAAATGGCAGACTCGACCCGGGGATTCGCCGAGTAGAGATCGGTCGCTGAATACCCGGAAAGAGTCGCCTTACCTGATGGAATTGATTGACGAAGATTGACATCGCTGGCAGTAAGAGCGACTGTAAATGTTTTTGGATCAATAACGCTGGTCACTGTGTGGGTCGCACTAAATGGCGCGGGCAATGACGTGACAATTGCGCTCTGACCAATTGAAAAGTTGTGTGGAGTCTGTGTGTAAAAAGTTGCCACGTTGGACTCAAGTTTGTATGCGCTAACCGCTGAAGCATGAGACACGAGAAGCGGCAAAATCACGCCTTCAGCTGTGTCAATGATTTCGTTGAGATAAGTGTCGTTATACAAAGAAGAGCTCACGCCCAAGACTGATCTCAGCTGTGTGGCTGTGATAATCGCGGGCATGAGCTTTCCTTTCGTTCGACTCGGTCAGTTTCGGGAGCGACCCTGACCGATGATTATGGTTTTACTTGTTGTTGCGGAAAGCTCCACCAGCAAGCTTCACTGCACATGCACCGAATGAATAAATGCCGATGGTGATTGAACCGTCAGCTGTTGATTCAGCGCGTAGTTGATATTGTGAGCCCTCATACCATGTGTATGCATTTGGGTTGACGATGATCATTGAACCGTCGTCTGATCCGGCTGGAGCACTGAAATCTGCAAAGAGATCAAGTCCACCGACATTGCCGCGAAGACTGTCTGGGCGCAAAGCTCCCCCAGCGTTCATCGGTTGAGCCGCAATGTAAATTGGGCGACCGTTGTCGTTGAGAGCCATTGTGTTAGCCCATTGTGACGCACCCATAACAATGTTACGAGCAAAGTCTTGTGTGTTTGTGTAAACGCTTGCCGCACCGCGTGAGACATAAGCTAGAAGCTCTGCCGCTGTTGGAAGTGCTGACAATGTTGTGCCATCGATTGTGGCATTTGCAACGAGTAAGCCGTTGACGTAAGCGTTTTGCGCCTTAGCCATTGCCTTGCCCATGTTCGCTAATAATTCGTTATAAAAGAGGGGCGACGTGCGTGTAAGTAGCTCCACCGAAAATTTTTGTTGTCCGGCGAACTTCTTAACGTCCACGCTCAAGAAGGCAGAATTTTGGTCTGTATCTGAAAAGATTGCGTCTTCGTTAGCCACTGCCACTGTTGGAGCGACTGTGATCTTTGGAATTTCAAAAGTCATGCCCGCGTCTGGAAGTGCTCCGCGAGAGATTGCGTCGATTGATGGACGAGTGCCATTTGAGACGCCATTGATAACTTCTGAAAGCTGACGAGTTGGCACAAGACCAGCGTTGTCAGTTGTGTTGTCAGCTGCCAAAACATACAGGCGAGCTTCTTCTGATCCCATCGCGGCTTGAATCTTGTTTTCAAGATACTTTGCGGCAGTCACTTCAATTCGTGGTGTAGCTGTAAAGCCGCCCACTGGTCGAGATGACGCTGTGATGGATTGAGTAGCTTCTACCGTCTCAGCGGTTGAAGCGTCTTTGACGGTGTCTTCCACTTCGTCTCCTTTTTCTTCGGTTGATGGTGTTGCTTCTGCGTCATCTTTTGACTCAGAATTTTCGTCTTCGGTCGCGGCGACTTCGGCGACACGGGCTGATCTAACAGCGGGCTCAGATACAAGTGCGACCCCAGTCAATTCACCGGATAACACTTTCATCGTGCCGTCTTTTAGTGTCTCGTATTCGCTGACAGCTAACTCAATCGAGAAGCCGTCGCGCAAACCTTCGATGGCTTCCACGAGTGCGTCCGATCCAGATGTGGTCTGCGCGATTTTAAAAGAGGCGTTGATTGCTTTGTCGCCATCTAATTCCATGCTCAAAGTCTTTCCGATTCTGCGAGCACGATCATGTTCAAGATTAAGAAAAACATTTTTTGGCTCAATTGAACCTTTTGCAAAGATCACTTTTCCAGTGCTTGCATTTGCTGGCTCATCGAAAGCAACAATGCGCCCAGTGATTGTCCGGGAGTCGGAGTCAGCCGCGGTTATTGTAAACGGGGTTGTGATTTTCATAGGAGCATGTCCTCTTCCTCGCGTATTTCCTCGACACTCATTGCGCCGATTTCGTTGAGTATTTTGTAAACTTGCGCACGTTGTAATGGATCGCCACGCAAGAAATCGTCAATGTCGAATTTGCACTCAGTTCCCTGACTGATGAAATCCTGAAAAGAGAGTCGCTGTTCAATTACTGACATCGTGGATCTAAAAGCAAAATCGATGAGGTCGCGCCTTTTGTCTAAGGCGTTGGAGTATGTGAATGTGGTTGGCTGTGCGTCTGCAAAATAAGCTGGTAAGCCACAAGCTCTTGCCAATTCTAAGCTCACATACATGCGGGCTTCATTTAATTGAATCGCTTTGGGATCAAATCCAGCTTGTTCAAGTGACACGTCAGCATTTAGAAAAGCCGTTGATTTTTTATTGCGTCGAGCATTTCCAAAAGATGTCAAAAGATTTGCAACGCGATCCTTTGGAAGTGTCGCACCGGTGGACTTCAAAATCATCAATGGGTTTGGCTCATCGGCAAAATTCATTGCCGCTTTTTCTAGCGAAGCCGCGGCTTTAATTGTGCGACCAGCGCGTGAGAGTAAACCTTCAGTAACTCCGGCAAATTGCACAAGATTATTCGGATCGACATACTCTTGATCTATGCGATACCCGGTGATTTCAGTAACCATCGGATTGACTTCAACAAATACGCGCTCGGGTGCAATTCTTTCCATCGAGCGAATCTTCCCGGTGTCTGCATAACGATCCGTTACATAAGCATAAGCAACAGGGTGGAAAAACAAATCGCTAACAATCCAGCTCCAAAATGTAACGCCCGGGATTCGTGGGTCTGGTTGATTGATCACGCGCGGTGCTTGAATCTTCTCGCCTGTTGCAACATTGCGCACATGAAGCGGCAATGATCCAATTGTCTGCATAACTCCGAGACATCGCGCCACAGTAGGCACGCTCATTGCTTCGGCTCTTGTTGCGCTTACAATTCCCGAAAAGAAAATGTTTGAAGTTTCGGAATAATACGGAGCGACCGAAGCCGCCGCGACATCGACGGATTCTTGAGGCGCGGCAGTTCGGATCGTTGGTGTAAAGAAATCAAGAAAACCCATGCGCAAATTTTAGCCGCTGGCTTTTACTCTTACCCCACCATGATGTCAAGGTCTGACTCTGGGCGTGTCGCATAATGCGTCACAAGTGCCGCCGCGACGCAAGCCGTCACAGTGCTTTGAGAAGCTCTGCGACCAATAGACCAGCCACCGTCTCCAAATGGTAAACGCGCCGCACTTAAAACTTGTTTGGTGAATTCCGGCTGATTGCTATGCCGAAAACGCTTTGACGTAATCGCTCCGAGAAGCTCGTCACAGCTCTGTCCATAGAGAGCCCCGTCGATGTCCGAGATCGGAATTCCCGCGGGCATTAAGCGGCTGGCAATTGCGGAAGCTGTGCGCTTTGAATAAGCAACGACTTCCGTGGGGTATTCGCGGCAATAAGGCGCAACGTCATTTGCCACAGCTTTGTCGTCGAGCGAGATTGGGTTGTGCCATGTGTGCATGAGTTTTACATAGAACCGCTCCGCGTCAATTCTTTGTGCGGCAACAAGCGCGGCATTTTTACGATCTGGACTCACGTCAATTGCGAACCATGTCTGCTTATCTGGATCAAGTTCAAGAGTATCGTCGGCGCACTCTGCAAATGAATCGCTCGGGATAGCGGCGGAAATTGTTTGAACCCATCTGCACAATACCTCGGTGCGGACTACGTCCGGCGGATCATTGAGCACAGCTTTCAAATTGTCGATGTGCACAGTGTGACCAAGTGCTGGATTTGCCATTGCCGCCCCAGCCCAGAATCTCGGTGAGTCATCGATTGCGTCATAATCACTTGACCACTCAAACCAGCCGATGTCATCGTTTGTGCCACCCATCGCCGCGGCGAGCCCGCGCTCACGCAATTGGTTGAGCACTAGGCTATGTTGGTCTCCGGCGTTTGATAGTGTCCACAGCTGAGGATTGTCAGCCGCCATCATCGTGTATCGAAGCGACGCCCATGTTGTCTCGTCTTTCATCTCTCGAGTCTCATCAATGAAAACGGTCTCGGGCTTTGAAATTCCTCGAGCCGCACTTGCTCCAGCTTTGACCATGTAGCGATTTCCGGTGATCGTCTCAATCTCTTCAGATCCATGAGCCCAGCGAATTCGCTTGACTTGTTTTGCAAGCCCTTCGTTTGACTCAATGAGATTTACAAGATCCCGAAAAGTCTCCAGCGAAGTCGTGAGTCGATGAGCTGTGCCGATTTGAAGCTTTTGATTCCACTCAAACAAGTTCATCAGAATCTTCGCCTTCATGAGTGTCGTCTTTCCTTGTTGACGAGCCACGACGATGTTGACCAGCGGGTGCACCCATCGACCGTCGGGCTTAATTTTGTGAGCGTGGATTGCCACAAATTCCTGCCACGGAAGCAAGGGCATGCCGATTGAATTACAAAAATCGATCATCTCTTGTCCCAGACTAGGCAAATCATTCAATTTGGTGTGGATTCGTGGAGTCGGAGAGCCATAAAGCTTCTCCAGCCCCCCCTCTTCTAGCCCTGTGAGCCCGTCTGAGCCTATTGCGACCAGTTGGGGACTCTTTGAGTCGTTTGGTGTCCTAAGCATGGCTTTCCGAGTCGTTTGGTGGTGAATTAAAACCTC